CAGAAATGCCAACTAACCCTTATGGGTATACTGGTAATACTGCAAATGTTATAGCGGCTAGAGCAATTACTAATACTGATGAAGATAAAGGATATAGCATGAGAGATTATATGGATAAGATGAAATCAGCAAGCTATGAAGAAGGTGGTAAAGCTGAAGGGCCAAAGTATCCTCATGATATGTTTAATCCAAAGACTGGTGAAAAGTTTGTAGCAGAAAATGAAGAAGACCATAATGATATGGCTAAAAAAGGATATAAGCATATGGATGAGTTAACTGATGCAGAAAAGGATTTAGTTATGCAGAAGAAAAATGAAATGGCTATGGGTGGCAAGTATGAACAGTTTAAAAGATTAATGGGTCTTGATTAATGTACCTATTAAAGTTAAACAGGAAGGGGGACGTATATAAAGATGATGATGGAATAACGGGGGTGCCTGAGTTCTTAAACGTCCTAAACGCTGACAAGCTGGGAGCTGATGCGTTAAAGTGGGTAGCACTTGTATGTGACTATGATAGCCCATACAGACACTTTAATGAAAAAGAAAGGTTTAAAGCTGTGTCAAAAGACACATACGGTACGTATGAGTGGCGAGGCGCTTCGCGCCCAGAGGTTCAAGCTGCGCTTGAAAAATATAAAAAGCTACAGTTTGACCCGCTTGATGAACAGCTTAGAGCTTTTAATGTTAAGATTGACCAATTTACTTTGTTCATGAATAACATGAGAGTAGATGAAGATAGCGCTGAAAGTCTTCAGAAGATAATGATAGGTATTGAAAAGATATTAAAGACAAGACAATCATTATTAGACGCAATAGAAAGAAGGGGGCAAAGACAAAAAATTCAAGGTGATAAGGGATTATCATTTTTAGAAAATAAAAAAGAACAATTAGAAGAAACTAAATAATAAGACTATGCCAAAAGATGCCTGTTATCATAAAGTAGTAAGTAGATATGGACCAAAGACCTCAGCATACAGAAGTGGTGCTATGGCTAAATGTAGAAAAGTTGGTGCAGCTAACTGGGGAAACAAAAGTAAAAAGAAAGGAGCAGAGGGAATGAAAATGAAACACGGTGGCAGGTTTTGTTATCCACAAGATAAATGCGGTAAAGGAATACCACAACACGATTAATATGGCGGTAAGAAAAACAGCAGCAGGATTAAGACTTAAGAGATGGTTTAAAGAAGATTGGCGTACACCTTCAGGAGAAAAAGATTACAGCAAAGGTGAAAACACTTTTAGACCTACAAAAAAAATATCTAAAGACACTCCCAAGACATGGTCTGAGTTAAGTGCTGGAGAAAAAAGAGCAGCAGCAAGAGAAAAAAGTAAAAAGGGTAGAGTAAGCAGATATAAAGATGGTGGTAAATTTTATAAACAACACGATTAATTTTAAAAAAAATGATGAAAAAAAATAAAAAAAAGTACATGAGAGGCGGTTCTATGAACTATAGTGCTGCTGCTGGACAAACTGCTCCACAAATTCTTAAAAGAGAAAAAATGACTTATAAGAAAGGTGGAAAGTTAAAACCAGTAGATGCTGCAAAAAATCCTGGACTTGCTAAACTACCTACTGATGTTAGAAACAAAATGGGTTATATGGCTATGGGCGGTAAAATGGATTCTGATAAAGACTTTATGTATGGTGGTAAAACACAAAAAATGTACATGAAGGGTGGTAAAATGAAATATCCAGGCGGAGGCATGATGAAGAAAAACATGTATCCAGGTGGAGGTAGAATGCAGCACGACTAATGGCAACTCCAGCATGGCAAAGAAAAGAAGGCAAGAGTCCTTCAGGTGGTCTTAACGAAAAAGGCAGACGAAGTTATAAAGGCGGAACTCTTAAACCCCCAACAAAAAGCAAAACATCTAAACGACGTAAATCTTTTTGTGCAAGGATGAAAGGTATGAAAGCTAAACTAACTTCAGCTAAAACAGCTCGTGACCCTAATTCAAGAATTAATAAGTCTTTACGTAAGTGGGATTGTAATACTGGATGTAAGGTTAATTATGTTAGTGGAGCTGTAGGTGGATATAGACCACAAAACGATTAGTGTCTGAACAAGATGAAATAAAACATAGGCTCACTTATTTAAAAGGTAGGTATATGTTTTTTTATAAGCAGGGTAATTTAGAGAGAGCAAGACAGTACAATAAGCTGGCTCTAGAAAAACATAATTACGATATAGAAATGGAATATCATAATAAGTTAGCTAAAAAAGAAAATCAAAATATGTTTGGTTTTCCAAAAGTAAAAAGGTTGAGATATGGGTAGGGCTAAAGTAGACCCACAAAAGTATAGACCTGTTATTAATAATGGTCATCCTAATCTAAATGTAGACTCAGTAGCTTATCAAGAATACTGGGAAAAAGAATTAGATAGGTGTATAAATGGATACAAGCCAAAAGGTATGAAAAAAATATCTGGCAAGTATTATTTTTATTTAAACTATTATAAAATATTAGGTAATGATGGAAATAAAAGCTCTCGTAAAACATTAATATCTCCGTGGTATAGAGCGATGGACCACGAGTATTTTGATTTGTTTGAGACTTGTAAAAAAGATGGTAAAGGAATGATTGTCATCAAAGCAAGGGATAAAGGGTTTTCATATATGAACTCTGGTATGCTTGCTCATGAGTTTTCTTTCTTTCCGTTTAATGATGTAGGTATAGCTGCTGGTTTACAAATGACAGCAGATGCGTTCTTTGATAAAACTAAAAAAGGTTTGAATGGTATACATTCTAATTTTAAACATAGCTTGATAAAAGATACTGATGGTATATTACGCTCTGGTTATAAACAAAAAAACTCTGATGGTAAATGGGAGATAGGAGGTTATCAGTCTACGATAATATGCAGAACAATGGATAATCCAGAAGTATTTAAAGGTGAGCGTGTATCATTAATGGTGTTTGAAGAAGCGGGAGAGTTTAAGCATTTAAAAAATGCATACATGTCTTCCAAAGCTTGTTTTATGGATGGTAACATACAATTTGGTGTTCCTATTGTTGGAGGTACTGGTGGTGACATATCTAAAGCATCTAAAGATTTTATGGATATGTATTATGAAGCAGACGCTTATAATTTAATACCAATGTTTATTCCAGCTAATAGAGCGTATTATGGATTCTTTGACATTAAAACAGGAGAAGAAAATAATGAAGGTGCGCTTGAAGTATTAAAAGAAGAAAGAGAAAATATTGAAAAGTCTGGAGATAGAGAAGCTTTTAATTTACACATACAAAACTACCCATTAACAGTACAAGAAGCATTTTTAAATACTAAAACATCTCGTTTTGATATATCTTTATTAAATGCGCAACGCTCAAGAATATTATCAAGTAAAGATTATAGAAGTCAAATACAATCAGGTAATCTCAGCTGGACTTATAATGAAGAAGATGAATGGGAAGTGTCATGGACACCTCATCCTGATGGACCATATAAAATATTAGAACATCCAATGCCAGAATATAAAAATTTAGATATAGGTGGTATTGATTCATACGACCAAGATAGTGCAGGAGCTTCTGAGTCTTTAGGTAGTGCAATTATATATAGAAGATTTTTAGATGCCGATACTCCAGGTGACTACGTTGTAGCTGAGTATACCGACAGACCAGATAAGAAAGAGGACTTTTGGGAAGGATGTTTAAAACTTGCAGCTTATTACAATAGTAAGATGCTTGTTGAATATACAAAGATAGGTATTTTAGATTATTTTAAAAGAAGAAATGGTTTAAGATTTTTAAAAGAAAAACCAGAGTCAGCACATAATCCTGGGACTAAAACGAGAAACAGGTATGGTGTGCATATGAATAAACAAGTAAAGTCATTATTAGAAGATTTGATAGATGACTATATAAGGGAGCATGCAGATGATATATGGTTCTTAGATTTGATTGACGAACTAGCAAATTATGGATTAAGAAATACTGATAGGGCTATGGCCTTTGGTATATGCTTAATACACAATATAGACAACTATAGAACGCAAGCAAGTAAAAAAGAAGAAGAAATAGTTGATATAGGATTTAATTATTATAAATTGAACAGCAGGGGAATACCTGTTAAAATATAAAAAATATGGCAAGTAAAGTAAGTGGATTTCCTTCAATGGTACTTAAGGAAAGTGAAAAAACAGATGAATGGTGTAATTCTGTAGTTGACGCAATAGTCAGCTATATGTCATACCAAAACTCGTCTTTTAAAAATAATAGACATGCAGATATTACCAATTATAATATATATAATGGTAATCTACATGCAGATGATTTTAAGTACATTACTGAACAGTATGGTATGGCATACCCAGCTAGACTGGTAAACTATCCTATTATACAACCAAAAATTGATTTACTTGTTGGAGAAGAACTACGTAGACCTACAGACTTAAAAGTAGCAACTGTAAACAAAGAAGCTGTATTAAGAAAAGAAGATAAAAAAGTAGGCTTGATTATGCGTAGTATATTAGATAGTGTGCACAAAGAGTTTGAAGAAAAAGAAGGGTTTAAAATAGAAATGGATGGAGACAGCATTCCATTACCAGAAGATATAGATTTGTATATGAGGTACAACTATAAAGAAATGGTTGAAGAAACTGCACAAGATGGATTAGAATATTTAGTAAATAGATATAATTATAAAGATTTATTTAAAGAAGGTTTTAGAGATTTGCTTGTTACAGGTAAAGAATTTTACAAAGTAGATATTATAGATAGAGACCCTCAAGTTAGAAGAATAGACCCAAGAGCAATAGTTTATGATATAGGTATGAACTCTGATTATTTAGATGATGCTACATGGGTAGGCGAAGAAAGATGGCTATCATTAAATGAAATAGTAGATGAGTATAGAGACGAGTTAGATGATGAAGATGTAAATTTAATTGCAGAAATGTCACGTGTATATAGTCACGACCAACTAGCAAATTACAATTCAAATATTGATTGGGTAAATATGTATGAAGATTCTGAAAACAGAATTAGAGTAATTACTTGTGAATGGAAATCAGTTAGGTCACTACGTTTTAAAATATCTGAAAACAAATATGACCCAAGTAGACCATTTAAAAAACTTGTAGACGATGATTATAAGCCAAGAAAAAATGAAGTTATTGAAACAAGATATGTAGATGATATATGGGAGGCTACAAAAATAGGAGGCAGAATATTAGTAAGAGCACAACGTAGACCAAATCAAGTACGTAGTGTAGATGATGCTGGTAGTACAAGCTTATCCTATATAGGTGTGGTAAGAAACAATACAACTGGACGTTCTTTATCTATGGTAGATTTATTAAAGAATGTACAGATGCTATACAATATAGTTATGTATCATATAGAACTAGCTATGGCTCG